ACGGACGTGGTGTGAGGTGGCTTCTTCTGATTCGACTATCGAGCCGCCATTGTTACCTAGAATATTCCAGGTATAATCTGTCCAGTAAATATATAGGAACCGATTGCTGCAACGAATCCAATCATAGCAAGCTGTCCATTGACACGCTCTGCATTTTCAAAGTATGGTTGCTCCACTACTTCTACTTGAGGTTCAGTTGCGAATTTATTTTGAGGCATTAGGGGTTAGAATAAATGTACTGGGCGGGTACGATGAACTGTTCGGGCCGCCACTATATTATTTTATTTTTTTCGTACCTTCCCTTCAATAATATTTTTCTGCTTTTTTACTGCAGGTTTATCTTTTTTTGGATCTGTTTTTAAATGAGCAGGTATTTCACCATGAAATCCTTTATTAAATTCTGATTGTAATGACATTATGCTAAGTCCAAAGGAAAATTGTGCGCGTTTCTTTCATGCATGACTTCCATTCCTAAGTTAGCCCTGTTGAGCACGTCAGCCCATGTTGGAATAACCTTGCCATTGGAGTCAACGATAGACTGATTGAAGTTAAAGCCGTTGAGATTAAAAGCCATGGTGCTGACTCCCATAGAGGTAAGCCATATGCAAACGACTGGGAAAACAGCAAGAAAAAAATGAAGGCTGCGGCTATTATTAAAGCTAGCATATTGGAAAATGAGTCTACCAAAGTAGCCATGTGCAGCTACGATGTTATAAGTTTCTTCTTCTTGTCCAAATTTATATCCGTAGTTCTGTGATTCAATCTCAGTTGTTTCTCGGACAAGTGAGGACGTAACCAAGGAACCATGCATAGCAGCGAAGAGAGCCCCGCCAAACATCCCCGCAACTCCCAACATATGGAAAGGATGCATGAGGATATTATGTTCCGCTTGAAAGACAAACATAAAGTTGAACGTCCCTGATATCCCCAACGGCATACCGTCAGAGAAACTTCCTTGTCCGAACGGATAAACCAAGAAGACTGCAAAGGCAGCTGAGACTGGGGCACTATAAGCAACACAAATCCATGGCCTCATTCCTAGTCTATAACTAAGTTCCCATTGTCGTCCCATGTAGGCGGCGATGCCGATGAGAAAGTGGAACACAATAAGTTGATATGGTCCTCCGTTATATAACCACTCGTCGATGGTTGCAGCTTCCCAGATTGGGTAGAAGTGAAGACCGATCGCATTGCTGCTCGGGACGATGGCTCCTGAGATGATGTTGTTTCCATAAAGTAAAGATCCAGCAACAGGTTCACGAATTCCGTCAATGTCTACAGGCGGTGCTGCGATAAAAGCAATAATGAAACATGTTGCTGCTGTAATAAGACATGGAATCATAAGGACACCGAACCAACCAACGTAAAGTCGGTTGTCGGTATCTGTAACCCACTTGCAGAACTGATTCCAATTATTCTGCTGGGGTTGTAATGTAAGAGTACTCATTTCTTTTTAGGTTTAGTTTTTTTGGCAGCTTTCTTTGCTGCAGCCTTACCAGCTGGGGTGTAGGCATATTTTTTTCCGTTAACTACTGGCATAATAATTAAACTTTCGGTAAATCAAGTTTTTCTTTTCCTATTTTAAGAGCATCAATTAATTTTCGTCCTTTCAGATCACTACCACGCATAGAACCAGTACGCTGGTTTTGTCCTATAGATTTGAGATAATTAGTTAATGCTGAGGCGTCTGATACTTGATGGTACTTTTGATTATGTAATTGTTCTCTATTAGGGTGTTGTTGTTGATAGTATTCTTTCAACCATGGAATAGTTATTGGATTACCACTATCGTCAACACCTTCCCAAGGTGGTGTCTCTCTTGGTCTGCCATGCTCATCATAAGTACCGCTAGGTGAATGAGCAATTTGAGGATTGATTAATAACTGTTGTATTAAAGGAAGTATTGCAGGTCCGAAGTCTTTTATAAACTCTAAAGTCCTATTAGGCTTACCTTTTTCATTTAATGTACCGTCATCAATAAACTGTCCTCTTTTCATATCTTGTTGCTGCTTCTTTTTCTCAGTATCCACAGGTGGTTTTACATACTTATCACCATAAGACTGTTGCCTAGCTTGAGATATCATTAATTGATTAGACTGCTTCTTACCTAGTGTGTAAGCATTTTTTACATCTTGTAAAGTAGCCATAATTAGAATTTCATATCAGATCTTGCAAGTTTTTCCATCACATCATTACGATATGCTGGATCGTTATCATAGCGTGAATCACTCATAGCTTTAACAAGTTCTTGTTGACTACGGAATGAATCAGTACTACCTTTGGGTGCATTTCCTGTTAACATTTTACCATCATATCCTACTCTATCATTATATCTTTGAGCTAAAGAATTTATTGCAAAGAATGCAGAAGCTACATCACCTCTAGACATAACATTATCAAACATACTTATCTCTTGTTCAGATAAATTTGATTGAGCCCACTGTAACATGTTAGAGTAATTCTTATCGCCTCCAACTATACCTTTTAATTCTTTAACATCTGTTTCAGACATCTGTGGTATAGGCATGTATCTAGATTCAGCATCAGCTCTATAGTTTAAGAACTGTTGTACTACATCTTGAGTACTCATACCACTTAGTTTATCAAGTAACTCTTTACTGATCTCTCCTTTCTCAGAAGAAGCTTGTTCATATAAATCTTCTAGGAAAGCAAAGTCAGGAGGAGAATCATCATCAGACTTCTTCTCTGTGTCAGATTTCTCTTCAGCCTGTGGTTCATCTGAACTTTCTTCTTGTGAATCCCCAGAAGATTTTTCGCCCAATTTTTTTTCGAGTTCTATATAAGCCTTCTCTAATTCTTGAGCATTTTTGTACTTACCAGCAAGAGCTTGTTCCTGCTGGTTTTCCATTTCAGTCCCTACTGCTAGAGACTCTTGTTCTTCTTGTGTTAAATTATTCTCCGTGGTAACTGTATCAGTACCAGGATCATAAGTCATTGTTTCTGCCATTATAATTCAGGTGGTATAGGTGGTCCTTCAACTGGTGGTTGTTCTTCTGGAGATCCTTCCAATAAAGCAGGGTTCTTAGATGGGTCTAATGCAGGAGCCTTCATCATATTAGGTGCTCCTTTCATTGCTTCCATTTGAGCTTGTTGTTCTGCAGCGGCTACTTGTTCTTGTTGTAATTGTTCTTGTGTCTTAACAAGATTTAATACATCAATACCTTGTGCGGCAGCTAATCTTTTAATAAGTTCATCTGAGTTAATGTATTGACTTATAGCTTCTGGTCCCATTGTCTGTGCAATGGTAGTTAGAAACTGACCTAGTGCTTGTACATCTTGTCCTCTACCTAAACTATTAATACCAGCTACAATGGTAGGTTTAACCATACCCTTTGGTATACGAGGAATCTCACCTGTTTTCTGGAATACATTAAGTTTCCGATTTAAATATGGAACTAAGAATTCAACTGTAAGTAATCCAAAGAGACCACCTAATTGTTGTTCTAGTTCTAACTGAGTCATCCGTACTTCTTCAGCAGTAGTACGTTCTGACTGCCTCACATTAAGTATAAGGAATGCTTCACTTAATCTTTTCTCTAACTGATTCATCAACTCATAAGCTGTTGAGAAATCAGCAGTCTTTCCTACTTGTACAACACCAATATCATCTGGTCGTCCTTGGACGATTGCTCCATTGCCCGCTTGGGCTAGTGTGGCTGGTTTAGTTGTGCTTGAGGGTGATACTACAAAAACAACCTTAGCTGCTGCTGCAGAGCCTTCTACGATAGCCTGAGAGAGTGCTTCAAGAGACTTAAGATCTCCTATGAATTGACCTACTCTACCTCTACCGTAAGCTTCACCATCTACTGTATTAAACCTTAAAGGTAACCACGGAGTAGCATCTATTGGTGCTTTACTTTCTGATTTAGGGATTACTCTCCCATATACTTCTTGGTGCCAAATAAATCTGTTATTGTCACGAGTTACATGTGTGTAAACATCGCATTCTTCCTTACCTAGATCTGTTAGACCTTCATCATTAGCAGACATAGCTGCTGTTTTGATCTCATCTTCTTTAGGTAGTAAATCTTGTATTAACTTTTTATTGATACGTTCTTTAGTGACTATTTCTATAACTTCTCCGTTGCCATCTCGTTCTATAACGTAGCGATTTAGAGGGAATAGTTTTAGACCTGCTTTACCCATGAAGATAAGAGCATTACCACCTACTACTAAATGCTGTAGTGCCTGGTGTATTTGTACACGGTCATCTGATGCAGCAATAGCATCAAGGATAGTGCGCTCTATCTTTGCAAAGGATAAGTCTAGTTCTGATTTAACTTCTGGAGGAAACTCTTCACCTAATTGAGACTCATCTAATTGTAGCTTAAAGAAGCTAGTCTGTGGAGGAACAAGTGATAGTGATAGCTTAGATGATAAAGCTACTACACCTTTTGCTCCTACACTTTGCCATGGAGTCTTTAGATTTTTCATACCTTTCTGGTACTCTTCGTGACCACGAATAAGGTATGGTAGAGTTAACTTAGAAGCCTCTGCTGCTTCGCTTAGAAACTGGGCTCGGTCACTACATAAATAATCATAACGTTCTTTAGCTGTTGCCATTGTTATATGTTAAGTGATCCAGTTTGTAATGATTCTCTATTTAATGATCCAGTACCTGTTGTTTTAGGTGCAGTGAATGTCACACCTTGAGGTGTTTGTACACCATATACTCCTGAACCTTTTTGATTAGCAAGATTATATAAATCTTTCATTTGCTGTTGCTGTGATTGAGATAACCCAGTAAAGTTTGAACTTAATTGAGTTCCTTGTCTCTGTAAGTTAGCAATATTAGCTTGTGCTCCAGCAAATCCTGATTGTAATCCAGCAACATCTCTCCGTAATTGATCTCGGAAATCTTGTTCTCTTCCTAACTGGGATTGACGTTGAGTCATCCAGTTCTGGAAATTTAATCCTTGTATATCTATATTACCAAACTTATCTCTAATCCAAGCATCATCATATGGATTCTCTTTAGTTGATTGTTGGTAAACTGTTTTTGATGACTTTCCGCCCATTGTTTTAAAGTGTAAATGTTACAAGGGAATGTTGATCATCCCATTTTAATTTTTTGGCAAGACCTTTTCTTACCTTTGCTTCAATGAAGTCACAACCATTTATTTTAGCAAAATTAACTACAGTATCATTAAATGTAGCCATGACTTCATCATATTTATGACCTGATTTAGTAGCCCACGCATGAATGTAAAAAGATTTCTTACGTGGGTACTCACAAAACTCTCCAAGACAAACTGATTCTAAATTAGTACCGTCTGTTACTAACCATAAGTAGGCTCGTCTGTCTAAGATAGATGGTAATAAATCATTTCCATTAACATCTTCCTTACAACGAGCCAATGCTTTATCTATTAGTGGTTTTATTTCATGCCATTTTGCTGGAACATCTTCAGGGTGTATCAAGTATGCTTCCATTGTCTATTCTTTCTTTATACCACTCCACTACAGAACGTTGACCTGCTTTATACATTATAGATGCAAGCTCTTCTTTAGGGTGTGGATTATTGGGTGGGTAAAGTGTCTCCATTTCGTGGAGCATTGATTCTATTGTTGGACCTATTAAAGGCTCAAGCGTATTGGGGTAGATTGACATTGCTATGTTCAAAGAAGGCTGGCATTCTAGCTGCTTTGGTGTCAGAAAACTCTGGGGCTTTGCCCTCATACATTAAGCGATCACTAGCATCCAGCCAAAATTTTTTGTCCAAATATTTATCGGCAGTATTTATACCTAGAGGTTGAAGAACCCAGTTAATGGTGGCCTTCCTAAGTTTGTCCAAAGAAGGAGAAGCAGATAAGCCCAACTCAGCACATACAAGGCTATTCGTTCCGACATGGATCTGCTCGTCCCTTGAGATATCGGCAGATACAGTGCGCATAGCAGCATCCCCATTAAACCTAAAGAAAGGGAGTAAAACGAAGAAGATGGCCCGTTCTGCGACCAGAGCTTTGGTAATTGTATGGTCAGGATGTGATATCCAAGCATCACGTAACTTTAACGCCTCCTGTTCTGACTGTGAATCTTCTTTAATACCATGAGCATTTACTATATAGCCCAAGGCAAGATCATGCTTAATCTCGTCTTTAACGTTTGATTCAAGAAGCTCCCGAGCAAGTGAGGGAACCTCTTTTTCAAGTCCCTCACGTATAAATTCTCCAACTGGTAGCTCCATATGACGTATTGCGAGAGCACGTTTGATGGTTTCTTCTGCACCTTCTTTTACCTCTCCTTTAGTGGGTTTAACTGGTGTCCAAGTTCTTTTACGTTCAATTAGTTTTTGATAAGGATGTTTTCTCATTATTCTTGACAATCACAGGTTATTGGCTCGTTTCCGAGTATATCCTGCAAGTAATCATCGACTTCGGCTTTATCTAATGCTGCATACGCATCGCTCTTATCCTGTACGTCGCCCATTACTTGTAGGCTGTAGTAAAGGGAGGTCTGGGGTGAAAGTAACCACTCTTCTATAAATTTCCTATCATATGTCACAATATCGGACCATGAGTTAAAGGAATATCCATGAAGAAGTCCCGTATTGTTGAGCATTATCATCAGCTGGTCTGCTACACGCTTGTATGCGTCCCATCCTACTTCCGAGGCGATCTCAACATCGCCATAATCATAGTGTTCTACACCAAAAGTGCCACTATCTCTATCTACACTCCTAGCTATAGGAGGTGCTATTTCTGGTGTGGCTGTATAACCATCCAGATCCTTACTTCTATATGAACAAGAAGCAGTAGGAGCTATAGCAAAAGCTCTATCCATGAAATGACTCTTAGCTATATAAGCTGCATTCTCTATTCCATTTTTTAGAGAATGTGCAATACTAAGTGCATCATTTTGTTCATGAGGTAATTTATTATTTACAGCTAGTAAAGCTGTTCCAAATTCAGAATATGTTACTCCGTACCTTCGTAAGAGGTTGGCCAATCCAAGCATTCCGAGCCCGACTTGCCTATCCGTCTCCGAGGGTAAGTACTCTCCAGTCCCTCCAACACCTGTTCGGCCATGGAGATCGCACAACTCGGACATACCTTGAGCGAAAGCCTTTTCGATATTCCGTGGAGTACAGGCTGAGAGATTGACATGCTGGAGCAAGCATGTTCCTCGTGAGGGCAGGTAAACCTCAAGACACACATTTCCGTAGATTCTTTTTCCATTTTGGTATTTAATTTTATTTAACCATATATCTCCACTTTTTATACCATGGAGTAAGGCATCTTTAATTTGATTATCACATTTGTTCCAGAGTCCTGCGTCTATGTCAACACATCTCTTAACCCATGGTAATTCATCTCTGGGTGTGGTAATAAACTCAAGGATATCAGGATGATCTAAGTCCAAATGTAACACTACAGCACCATTCTTATAGACTCCACCACGCCTTAATGTTTCGTTGAGGGATGAGTAGATTCTACCGAATGATACAGGGCCAGAAGCCGTAAGACCTTTTCCGTTTTCACTTCCTTTGGGTCTGAGCTTAGATAAATGGACCGCAACGCCTGCTCCAAATCTGAGTCCGTGGCTGACGTATCGCCACGATGCTTCGATTCCATTTTTACCTTCCATGCTGTCTTCGACAACAAATACAGTGCATGATACGGGTAGTCTAGATTCAGGATTATCCAACCAATTTTGGACCCGCCCTGTGCGAGATATTAAACTTGCAGTCATTAGAATAAATCTTCTAGATTTGGTGGTTTGTAGTTCGGTCCTTTTAGAACCTTACCGTCTTCTCGGTATATTGGTTTACCGTCCTCTCCGAGTTTGGACATATTTGATTGGTGAACACGATCTAAAGCTTCATCTAGAAACCATCCCATGTTCTCAGCATACTGATAGCATACATATACTAGATCAGCTAATTCTTTCAGACATTCTTCTTTAAAGTTTCTTCCATGTCTGAACAGCATCCCTTCAGCCTCTATGAATTCCTTGAATTCTTCGATAATTAAATCTTTCTGATACCTACGTGTAAGAGTAGTTGCATCATTTTTAAGATTGTATTTCTTTCTGAATTCCTTGGCCTGAGTGGATATAAAAGATTTCTTCATACGGCCAGTTTTTTACTAAGTTTGTTAATGAATTAGATAGTACAAAATTTTGTTTTTGAAGAGCCATAAATACCTCAATGATCTCTTCTTTATTATCATGATATACTTCAGTTATTCTATCTCTTATTACCCTCATCTTTAGATCTTGTTCCATAGTTAACTCTGTAACTGGAGGAGGGAGACCATAACTTGGGTCTATGTTTTTTGAAGTCATAGTCATCTACTGTTAAAATACGTGCTAGTCTAGCATTTGTAAGTGCATCTTCTTCAGTCAAATCTTTATCTTTAAAAGCTTTGACCACAGTGCTCCAAGAGTACCCTTCTTTGTTGAAGAGAGTTTCTGCTCTCTTAACTCCAATTCCAGGGACTCCGCCATATCCGTCAGTTTGATCTCCAGAAAGACACTGGATAAGGTGCCAAGCTGCTCCGCTCTCTTTTGTGACTGTGAATTTCTCATCAAGATTGTATAGTGCCCCAGGGATCTGTCTCATGTCCTTGTCAGGAGACACAACAGTATTACCTGGGTTTTGCGTGGCGTAAATACCCATCGCATCATCAGCCTCTAATTCAGGCATTATGATTACTTCAAACTCAGTCTTGAGCTTATTGATTACACGTTTGTAACCACATGGTTTCTTACGCATTCTATGCCCTTTATAATCGGGTAAGATTTTTTTCCTGAAATTCTTTGTATCTGAGAAGAATAGAATTACAGGAGTGAATGACCCAAATGAGTCTCTAATTTTGGTAAGCTCTCTGTACGTGGCAGATAATGCATCACTAAAGTTAGAAGTGACAAGGATAACATCGTCACCAAAGTCAACTTCAGTCTCCGCTGCAGCGCAGGACTTATATACGATGTAGTCTGCATCAATTAATAGTTTCATAGTTAATGTACGTCAGCCCAGGTGGAACCGCTTTTTGCTTCAGCCGCTATAGGGCATCTAAGTTTATAATATTCACCAGCTTGTACAGCGGTGAGTTCTAGTAGAAATTTCAAGTCATCTACTTCTTGACTTTCTGCTTCAAATTGTAATTCATCATGAACGAATGCAAGTTGTCTAGCAGTTTTTGGTAAATTTTCATTGGCTAATACCATCCATCGTTTTGCTAAGATTGCTGCTGATCCTTGGAGTAAGTAGTTTAATGACTTATGTTTTGAGTCAACAAGTATTCTACGCTTGTCAATACCTAAGACATAACCCTTCTCACTAGCTTTGTGTACTCCTTCCAACAACTCTTTAAGCCCTGGAATGGCATCAACATAAGCTTTACGTATCTCTCGTCCCTTTCTTTTTGCCTTGTCCTCGGAAAACTGTTTGTCATATGAGTATCCTATTTTGGCATCTCCTGCCCCGTAGAGGAAGGCGTAAGTAACAGTTTTGACTTGGGATCTAGTGATTCCGATACGCTCGGCATTTGTGGCGTGGATATCCCCGTTGATAAGGATCTCCGCATAGCGCCCTCCATCAAACCTCGCAAGATAATGGGATAGTATTCTAAGCTCAATACCACTAAGGTCAGCACCGCACATAACCATGTTAGGGGATGCTTTAAAAAGTTTCCTGAATCTTTCATCACTCGGTACCTGTGCTAAATTTGGTTTTCTATGTGCACACCTAAATGTAGAGGTGGCAACGGAACAGTGATGATGAACCCTAGACTTCGTACATAGCTTCTGCCATGCGTTCACGCCTTCGG